ACGGCGCAGAGGTGTCGCGCAACGTTGTCGCCTTCGTGCCAGATACGGCGGGCGACGAGATCGGACCCGGCGTCCTGACTTTGGACGTGGCTCTGACCAACACGCTCAACCGTGCGTATGTCTACGCCGTGGACAGCACCTTCATCGTTCGCTCCGGTGGTGGGTTCTCTGTTGACGCCCTGACGTCTACGGATCTCCCGACGCTGGCTGACGTGCGTACGGCGGTTGCTCGGTTCTGGGAGCAGAACGTCCCCGAGCATCCCGACATGCGTTTCCACGCGCATCTTGACCCTGTGTCGCAGGCCAAGATCTTCGCTGACCAGGAGTTCCAGCGCTTGATGACGGCGCTGCCTGACTACTACTCCTACAAGCAGTTCGCCCTCGGCGAGATGCTCTCGACCGTGTTCCTTCGCAACTCCGAGTGCCCGATCCCGAGCACGGTCATCGGCGGTTCGTCTGCTGCGTTCGATCTTCGCGATCCGTTCGCGGGCGAGCTGTTCGTCGGCGGCGTCACCAGCGGCATGAAGGTGCACCGAATCCTCTTCACTGCGCAGGGTGGCGTGATGGAGTACCATCAGAACCTTGACGCCCTGATCACTGAGGCTGGCCTCACGGGTGCGGTTGCTGAGCCGCGCATCACCAACAACGGCATCGAGATCCTCTCGGATCGCATCCAGATGATCATCCGCGCGCCGTTGAACCGGCTCCAGGACCAGGTCTCCACTTCGTGGAAGTTCATCGGCGACTGGCCGGTGCGTACGGACGCGGCGACCGGCGACGCCGCTCGCTACAAGCGGATGTTGGTCATCGAGCACGGCGAGTGACCGACAGCGGAGGCGGGCTAGAGCGGCTTCTCGCCGCTCGCCCGCTTCAGTCAGCTCAGCCACTCGCTCTTGGAAACGAGCTTTGTGGCGAGACGGGGGTCGCTTCGAGCTTCGGCTCGGAACATCCAAGCTCCCGTTGTTCTGTAGGAGAGATCGGTGAGCGTCTTCGGACAATCACCACCAATCAAAGACTTCGGTCAGCGATCGGCTTGGTCTCTCCGTAACGGGCGATGCAAACCCGAGTACGACTTCGCTGTCTGATCTCTGGAACCGCTAGCCTGTTTCGGCGGCATGATCACTCGCCTTAGCCGGTGAGAATCTTGGGCACTCGGGTCTTCGGATCCACAGCACTTCGGTGCTTCGCCTGCAATCTCGATCAAGCGCTGGCTGCATACGAGCTTCGTCTGCTCGCGAATCTGGACGTTAATCACCGCAGCACAACTCGATCTGATCTGCGCCGCTACTTTTTTCGAGGTGTCCCATGAGTAAGCCCTCTGATCCGCTCGCTAGTTCCAAGGTGCCCGCTGCGGCAGACCTGGAACCGTCTGTCGCCGACTCCGCGCCTCCGGGTGATGGAGAACCGACGCGGAGCAGCAAGAAGGCAGCACGGAACGACACCTCTACGAGCCCAGGGGCGGTCGGGTTGGTCGCCTCTCCCGAGCCATCCTTGCCGTTCCTGGGCGCTTCTGCCGCGACTGCCGAGTTTGAGGTGGTCGAGGCGGCTCGGTGCAGCTTGCGCGGGCAGACGCTCTCCCTTGCGGTTGGCAAGCGCATCTCGGCTGCGACGCACGGACCTGCTGCCATTGAGTTGCTCATGGAAGCAGGCGTCAAGTTGCGCGAAGTGGTACGCTAGCCTCACGCCTGAGCGTGGAGGTGCCGCGTGCTGACTGAAGAGGAAAAAGAGCGGGTTCGCTACCACCTGGGCTACATGGAGACCTCGTTCGCGGCGTCTCTACAGTTTGGGCTTCCACGACCCGTGCAGACCATCTTCATTGTCGAGCAGGCGATGAACCTGCTGGTCAACCCCTTTGCTGTCGACCGGGTTCGCCGGGTGCTCTGGACGCTCGACGACATAGAGCAGAAGCTTCAGTCTGCCCTGTGCACTCTGGTTGCGGAGCAGCTCGGTGATCTGAAGCTTCGTGGCGCAGAACCCGGTAGGACGCATCCTGACCTGCTGGAGCGTGAGTACATCCGTTGGGCGCGTAGGTTGGCAGACATTCTTGGCGTGCCGCTCTACCCGTACTCTGACCGCTTCAAGAACCGCGTGAACACCGGCAACATCTCGGTTCGAGGCTGAGTCGTGGCTGGCTGCAACTGCGCGTCCTGCGGGTTCAACCCCTGCCGCTGTGGATGCTCGGGGTTCACTGTGCTCACAGGTGCGCAGTACCAACGCACTCTTGTCTACTCACTCACACCTTGTGTGGACCAGATTCGCGACCTCTACACCTGCTTGGGGGCTCGGGCATACCAGGTGTCACTGATCTGGACTCGTTGGTCTGGCGGTGAGCGCGGAGTTGGCGTCGAAGAGCTGATTCGCCGTGAGCTGATCCTGCCGACTCCCAGAGTCGCAGATCTGAGTTCGCTTCGTCGCGACCTGCAACCCATAGGTATCGATGAGGTTGGGTCACTCCGTGTGAGCGAGATCAGCCCCCGATTCAACGAGGACTTCCTAGTCGGGCGAGCAGACGATGGCACGCCTATCCCCGATGATCAGGAGTTCTTCTGGGAGATTGCGTTCAACCGTCCGCCAGGAACGCTTGGCGTGCGGAGGCGATTCACTACCAAGTCTGCTCCTAGCTACGACCCACTGCGTTTCCAGTGGCGGATCGATCTACTCAAGGCCAGCGAAGACCGAACGCGTGAGGGAGAGCTGCAATGACTGTCGGTGTATCCGCGCGCTTTCACGTTGACGCAAAAGACCTCGGCAAGTGGGCCGCTCCGTTGGGAAAGCGGATCAATACTGTCGTTCGCGCGGGGTTGCGCAAGGGCGGGCGAGCAGCTCTGCCTGTGTTGCGTGACGCCACGGCGCGCTATCCGATCAAAGCCTTCGGCCATTTCATGCGCGGTTGGCGAGCGGAGACAGAGGGCAACCAGCTCACGCTGCTCAACATCGTTCCCTACTCGATCTTCGTTGAGAAAGGCAGGCGTCCTGGCGCGCGTCAACCCCCGGTGATGGCTCTGATTCCCTGGGTTCGTGCGATCTTGGGCGCTCCCGCGAAGCGCGAGCGCTCTGTCGCGTTCTTGGTCGCACGAGCGATTTCGCGTCGCGGTATTGCGCCTCGGCCGGTTCTGACGTCTCCCATGACGCGTCGACACGCGATGACCGTGGCGCGCAATGAGCTGATCGCCGAGTTGGACAAAGCTCTGCGTGAAGAGTTGAAGAAAGCGTCCCGGCGCGGGTGAACTTGCTGGGGCCGTGATAAGCTTGGCCGCCAGAGACAGCCGGCGTCCTGACACCCAGCAGATCTGTATTTTTGACAGGAGATGAAACGTGGCCAACGCGCTTTATGACCTCGGCAGAGAATCTTTCCTGAAGGGAGAGATCTCGTGGAACACCAACAACATCAAGGCCGTCCTCGTTGACACCGGCCTCTACACACCGAACCTGGTCACGGATCAGTTCCTCTCGTCGATCGCGGCAGGAGCCCGAGTCGCGACGAGCGCCAACCTGACCGGCAAGACGACTGCCGCAGGCGTGGCAGACGCCGACGACGTGACCTTCACAGCGGTCACTGGTGCCTCGATCGAGGCGGTGGTGCTCTACCAAGACACCGGGAGCCCGGCGACGTCGCGACTGATCGGCTACATCGACACCGCGACGGGCTTGCCAGTCACGCCCTCTGGCGGTGACATCACGGTGGTCTGGGACAGCGGCGCCAACCGCATCTTCAAGCTCTGAAACGACCGAGGAGGTAGCCATGGCTGACAACGTCCCCTTGCCCGCAGTATCCGGTCGCGTCGCTTCACGCGATGTCAGCTACTCCGGCGAGGCCGCGCAAGCGCAGGCTGTCGGGCTGGTCGTGCTCACGGGAGCAGACGACGCGAAGGTGGCGACCGACGTCACGCCGGACGCCCCGCTACCCACGCAAGAGACCAGCAACCCTTACTCTCTGCTCAACCGCATTCTTGCGGTGCTTCAGTCTCCCGCCGGCTACGACCGCAGCCTTGCGCGTCAACGCAACACGGTGGTGCTGGAGAGCGGTACCGTCACGACGGTCACGACGGTCACGACGGTCACGACGTGCTCGACAGTGACGACGGTCGGCGGTCTCACCAACATCGACGGCAGGAACGGCTCCATGCTCGTCAACCAGACCAACTTGAGCGCGTGGGCCGATTGCGTGCGCGCCCGCATCACCTGAGAGAGAAGACAGGCCATGGCCAACACCTGGAAGAAAGTGATCGATCGTATGATGTGGGCGCAAGTCGCCCCATCGCCCAACGCGCACGCAGCGGGCATGTCCATGGCCTCCGACATGCGGAACGACGCGACGCGGAACCCGTTCGCGTACTCGTTGCACAGCAACACGGTGCTCAACCGGTTCAACATCGTGACCAAGGCGTGGCAGCTCGCGAGCGCAACCCCGCTCACGGCTGGGACGTTCGCCGCGGGCAGCACCAGCGCCTTCGTTCCGAGCTTCGGAGCGGTTGGCACGCTGTCGGCGACTCTCGCAACGACCACTGCCTTCACGCTTTCGACGGCGCTCCCGACCGCTGTCGGGGTCAACATGTTGGCGAACAGGGGTGGCAGCGGGGAGTTGGGGTTCAGGATTCGGCTGATCGATCCTGCGTCCTGTAAGACCG